CAAGCAGTGCGCAATGAGGGCGCGCCTTTGCCGCGTTGGATGCTGAACTACAAGAGGGAATTTTGATGGCAAACGAAAGTGCATCATTTGGAAACTTTCCGCAGATGCAGCCGCGCCGGCGTTTGCAAGACCGCGAAGCTGCAGCGAATATGCCACTTGACTATTTTCGCGGCGGCGTTGCGGGCATGCTTGGGTTACCTAGCGACACCATTAACCTAATTGGTGCGCTGCGCAATCTTGGACGGTCAGATAAAGCAAAAAGCGAAGTGCCTTTTGGCTCAGAGTATTGGCTTGATAACTTGCCCTTAAAAAATGACAAGGCAGCTAACAAAGCCGCTGGACATATTGGCGCACTTTTAGCAACGCCATCAGTCATGTCAGCCACTGGCAAAGCAGGCAAAGGCATAGCCAAATTGGTGGGAGAAGAATTAAATGCTGCAATGCTGGGTGAGCGCCCTGGCAGCTTGCTAGAAAAATTAACACCGCAGCCTTTGTATGCAGTTGAGCCAGGAACAACGACCGCGCCATCTTTGCGGCAAGAAGTCGAAAAAGCAGTTAAGACTTCCGAACAAGTAGGCCCACCTGATCCACTTCAAAATTTTGGTCGCAAGCAAACCGAAGACACAGCACGCCAGAAAAAAATTGAAAAAGCGGCACAAGCTGAACCAGTAGAAAAAAAGAAAATTGTTACCGGCCCACGCAGAGAAGCTAGGTCAGGCACTTTTTACCGCGACATGGCTGAGACTGAAGGACCCGATGCAGTGCTTGCTGCAGCCAAACAAAACGATCACTTGCAGCGCACGCCAGACGGCGGCTTTATTGGCGCCCCTCGCGACATAAAAAGCATGCAGGCAGTTAACGCGCTGCGCAATAGGCTAGATCGAAATGTTGAAGAAGGCGCCGTAGCAATTAACTACGCTGACCCTACAAGGCCAGCTGGCTCATGGTATCCACGCGCCAAAGAGGGAATGGCAGAGACAAGCGAGCCCTGGCGCATTGGACGCGACGTTGAACAGCACTCTGCATATTCTGCAGGCGTGAGTCCTGCAAGCGAGACTGACCTTGCGTTAAAGCATGGAACGTCTAGAGCAATTGGCGATCCGCGCCGCGCAAAGTATCAGCAGCAAGCCGACACTCTTGACTCCGCAGTTGCACAAGAACGTGCCGCAGTTTTAGGAGAAAAGACAGGCGAATATGGGCCAAAGATTGACCCAAGAGAAATGACAGCTGGACAGTTTGGCGTCAATGATTTTCGCAACGCACAAAATTTTGGCTACACCGACCCAACTGGCAAACCTTGGAAATCAGGTGTAACGTCTCAAATGCACCAAGTCATGGACGCCGAAACAGCGCTTCAAGTTGATCGATTGAATCGAAATGCAACTGGGCGAAGAACAGACTGGTCAGGGCCAATGACGCAGGAAGTGCCATGGGTCAACGGCAAAGCCCAAGACCTCTACGAACTAAGGGCCGGCGCCAGCTACCCAGTAGGCAGGCAAGGAAAAATTCAAGCCTTGCGAGACGCCAACAACACCATGGCCGATGCGATTCCAAAGCATTCATTTTCGGCAACGCATGAACAAATACCTGGTTTAAATACGGGCCACATGAGTCAGCTTCATAACTTGTCTGCTGCTGAAAAAGATGCCTACAGCAGAGCTGTGCCTTGGGCGTTAAGAAACAACGAAGCAAGGCTTTATGGCGATCAAACCATGCCGGCTATGGTTGGTGCTGGCGACAGGGATGTATTGCACAGCGCTGCACAATTCCGCACATTGCCAAATCAAGAACACATTGGGCGATACACCAATTCTGCAGGCAATGTTGAAAATAATTTAAGCAACGTCAGCACCGCGCTTGTTGACATGAAAACCGGCGAACAAAGTGTCAGTCCAAACACAATGAAAGTGCTTGAAGCAATTGAAAACCAACGCGGTGGATTGGACGCGCAAGAAGCAAGCGCTGGGCATATTGTTCACACGGCCAAACAAATCCCAGTTAGCCAACAAAATGCAGCAATTTTGGACACCGGCAGAGTTCCTCTCAATGTAGACCAAATTGATGCATTAAGTTTAAAGCTTGATGCTTTGCGCTCCAATTCAAAAGAGGTTGCTAAGTTTGAAAAGCAACGCACCCTGCCCAGCGGCGTCCAAAAACAATGGGTTCCAACCGAGCGAGAGTTTGTTGTGGAAGCTTTGCGTGATGGTACTGGTTTAAATGTTAGCCCATCTTCTCGCGGTGCTTTGATCACTGACTTCAATACAGCCTACGACCAACCAGCGGTAGCTGCCGAGTCAATCAAATTAGCACGCAATGCTGGTCTGCCTATTGAGCCAGGCAAGCTTGAATCGTTCTACCTTCCGCATGAGTATGGCCAGGGCAAAAAGACCTCGTCAATTTTGCAAAAGTATGCGGATTTGCCTGAAGGCGTCTCGCAAGCGGTGAGCCGAAACATTTCAGAGTCACCAGACGTACGGCAAGTCATTAAAAATCAAATTGCAAGAGATAGCAGTCCACTTTACGGCGGTAACGCTAGGGAAGATTTGCAATTGATGCGCAAATTCTTTAGCGAAGCTGATTGGTCTAAGGCGGTAGAAATGATTAAAAAAGGCGCCACTCCTGCAGCTGCAGTTGCCGCTTTAGGTTATTCACTCCCAAGCATGGCAGAGGAACAAAGATGACACGACGCCGTTGGATTCAAGACCGCAAGACGGGTGAGCTCATCGAGGTGAGCGCGGATTACACGCAAGAGATGCCCACCGACTCGGGCGCGCTTTGGGGCGACAGGCACTATGACGGCCTGCAAGCCAGTGATGGGACCGACATAAGCACGCGGTCAAAACAGCGTGATTACATGCGCATCAACAATCTCACGACTGCAGATGACTATAAAACAACATGGGAGAAATCCCGTGAAAAGCGTGACCGTCTTTTTACCGAAGGCGGCACATTCAGCAAGCGCGACATAGAGCGTGCAATCACACAACTTCAAAACAGGTCATAAAAATGAGCGAACCCACGACACTCCGAGACACCATTGAGGCCGCGATCGAAGACCCCAAAGAGGCGCCAGCAACTGAGCCAGTTGACTTTTCAGAACCGGCCTCTGAGCCGGCTGCCGCTGCTGAAGCTCCTGCCGCATCAAACGCCGCTGCAGACACGCAAGACCTGAATGCCTTGTCTGAAGAGGCGCCGGCAGCCGAAGCTCCACGCGACGAAAAGGGCAAGTTTAAGAACAAAGAAGAAGGCATGACGCCTGGCCCTAAGTCTGGCCCTAGACAGCAAGGCGAGCGCGCACCAGCGTCCTGGCGTCCAGAGACGCGTGAACACTGGGCGCAGCTTCCAGAGGGCGTGCGAGCTGAAGTTTCAAGGCGCGAGGCCGAGGTGGCCAGGACTCTGCAAGAAACCGCAGAAGCTCGCAAGACGGTAGAAGCTGTGATGAAAACGATTGAGCCCTATCAGCATTTCATTAAAGCTGAGAACAGCAACCCACTGCAGGCCATTGACAATTTGATGGCGACAGCTGCGCGTTTGCGCACAGGCACGGCGCCAGAGCTTGCAACCCTAGTGGCCGGCATGGTGAGCCAGTTTGGCGTTGGCCGCTTTGGCAATGGCTTTGTAGAGCTCCTAGACCAGGCACTGGCTGGCCAACAACCCAAGGCAGACCCGCAGCAGCTGGCGTTTGACCAGGCACTTAATCAGCGGCTGGCGCCAATGCAAAGCATGCTTCAAAGGTTTGAACAAGCCCAGCAGGCCCAGCAAATGCAGGCCCAAGAGTCAGCGGTTAGCGAAGTGTCTTCATTCCTTTCAAGGGCAGAGTTTGGTGAGGATGTGCGAGAAGACATGGCCGACATCATTGAAGTGGCTCAGCGCCGCAAACAAAATATGAGCCTGCAAGACGCCTATCAAAAGGCCTGCCTGATGAACGACAACGTGCGGGCGGTACTTACCCAGCGCGCTCAGACCAAAGGCGCTCAGAGCACCACCCAGGCGGCCCAGCGCGCTAGGTCCGCTGCCGTGCAAGTCTCAGGTGCTCCTCCAATGGGTGGACCCAAGCAAGAGGCCACCAATGTGCGCAATGCAATTGAAGCTGCAATTGCGATGTCATCACGATGATGTATTATTCACACCATAAGGCGAAGTAATTTGCCTTTGGTGTGCCAATGCACTCCAGCCACCGCAAACGCTCCAGGAGGCGCCCAGCGCCCCACCTGAACAACCGACGGACTGAGAAGGTCTTGAGGCGCATCTGAAACCCAAGTAGGCGCAAGCCTTTTTTGAACTTCAGATGAAGGAGCATTTTTATGTCTTTTCCAAACGTATCGGATATCGTTGCGACGACTATCCAAAACCGTTCGCGCCAAGTCGCGGACAACGTGTTAAAAAATAACGCGCTATTGGCCAAGCTTAACCAGCGCGGCAACGTCAAAACAATCTCTGGCGGTAACGTAATCTTTGAAGAACTCTCATTTGCTGAAAACGCAAACGGTGGTTTTTACTCAGGTTATGACTTGCTGCCTGTGGCTGCCCAAGACGTTATCTCTGCTGCTGAATTCAACATTAAGCAGTACGCAGTGCCCGTCGTTATGAGCGGCCTGGAGATGTTGCAAAACAGCGGTAAGGAGCAATTCATTGATTTGCTAGAAGCACGTTTAAACGTCGCTGAAAGCACGATGATGAACCAGTTGGCTCAATCGATCTACAGCGACGGCACTGGCTCGTCTGGCAAAGAAGTCACCGGCCTAAACGCTGCCGTGCCTTCTGATCCAACGACTGGCACATACGGCGGCATCAACCGCGCTACATGGACCTTTTGGCGCTCAAAGTTGTATGACTTTTCAGCACAATCGGTGACACCTAGCGCAACAACTATTCAGGCCGGTTTAAACAGCTTGTGGTCTTCACTGATTCGCGGTGCTGATCGTCCTGATTTGATCGTGCTTGACAACACTTATTGGACTTACTACATGGGTTCCTTGCAAGCTCAGCAGCGATTCATGTCGCCTGAGACTGGCAACTTGGGATTTCCCACACTAAAGTTCATGGATGCTGACGTTGTGCTTGATGGCGGTATTGGCGGCTATTGCCCAGCCAGCACTGGTTTTATGCTAAATACCAAGTACATCAAGTGGCGTCCACATGCTCAGCGGAACATGGTTCCACTCAGCCCCAACCGTCGCTATGCCATTAACCAAGACGCAGAAGTGCAAATCTTGGCATGGGCTGGCAACTTGACAAGCTCTGGTGCTCAGTTCCAGGGCCGTATCCAGAACTAAAAAAGAGTGGATTGTCGTGGGTCCCTCTTTCCCTTGGGATTGTGTGACCCACGTCCCTTGGGTTTTTAAATTTTCTTAGGAGAAACATCATGGCAGCAACTTATGGCGCCGCGGTATCCGCAGCAGCTCCAGCAATTCTTGACACCGCCGCGTCTCAAGACACGGGCGCAGTGTGCGAGGGCATTGGCTTAACTGGCAATGACGCTGTATCAATTGGCGCCTCCCGCATTGGCGGCGCACCTGGCACTGATTTGGTATTTGAAACAAACGTCTAAACAAAGGTAACAAAATGCAACCCACGACACCTACCGATTTTGAAGAACCGAATATTTTTGAGCGCCCCGACGAGAGTCGGTTTGCTGGCGACAGCAAGCTCTATGTTGAGTTTTCTCGACGCCCGCGTCTTCAACCTGGCAAGAGCCGGGAAGAGGGGCGCGCAATTTATGAAGAGGTGGATTATGTCCGCATTTATGTACCTGGCGACAAGGGTTCGGTCATTGAAAGACCAGTTACTGAGCAAGATGCGTATCGCTTTGCAGACCGTTACGCGAAGTGGAAAGCAGGACAAGCCGAAGCAGTAACTGGCACGCCGCTCTCTTCATTGCCAACAATGTCGCCATCTAAAGTTGAAGAGTACAAATACTTCAAGATTGTCACGGTTGAGCAACTTGCAGAAGCGAACGACAACCTGGGCGCAAAGTTTATGGGTTTTAACCAGGACAAGCAACGCGCCAAGGCTTTCATGGAAGTTGCAAAAAACAACGCTCCCATCGAAGCCATGAATGTGGAGCTGGCCAAGCGCGATGAACAAATCGAGAACTTGAAGACCATGGTCGAGGCCTTGCAGGCTAACACCAAGGCTGGCAAGCGCAATGTCGCCGCGCCCGTAGCAGAAACGACGGCGTAAGGGAGTCTGGGGAATGGCCTTTCAAATAGTCAACGAATCTACGTTATCGGCCATTGTTCAGAACGTGGCGTCGATGGTGGCCTTCCCCGTTCCTTCTGACCCAGCCGGCGATCCTGATCCTACTGTGCAGCAGTTTGTGCAGGCGGCCAACATGGCCGGCATTGAGCTTCTCACCATGTATGACTGGCAGGAGCTCATCAAGAATTATCAGATTCCAATCACTTCAAGCTTTAACGGTCAAAAAGAAAAAGGCTTTGCCTTGCCCGAGGACTTCTTTGATTGGATTGACCAGACCAATTGGAACGCAACAACGCAGTTCCCCTCACTTGGCCCAGTAAGCGCTCAGATGTGGCAGCAGCTGCTGATTCGCACAACGCTGCCAACCTTGTCTTTTTATTGGCAAGTGCGCGACAACTTGATCTATGTCCTGGCGCCCCCTGACTCACCTCAGACAATGAACGTGTTTTACATGTCGCAAGCTTGGGTGCAGGACCAGGACGACCCTGATCTGTTTAAGAACCGCATTACAAAAAACGGCGACAAGTGCTTGCTTGATGCAACATTGATCACGCTGTACACCCGCGTCAAATGGCTTGAGATGAAGGGCCTAGACAGCGCGGCTGCCATGCGTGATTTCCAGATCACATTTGACAGCCGACGCGGTAGCGAAAAAGGCGCGCCTGTTTTAAGTATGGCTCGCGACTTCCGCTTTCCATACATTCAACCGCTTGTAAACACGCCTGACACTGGTTACGGGAGCTGACCATGCCACTGGTCGCACTTGCCCCCTTCAAAACCCCTAGAAGGGCAGCCGCCGCTCAAACTGCGCAGCTGCAAGTCATTCCTGCGCCCGTGGGCGGCCTTAATTTTCGCGACTCCATTGCGGCAATGTCGCCCATTGATGCGCTGGCGTTGACCAACTTCATACCCAAGCAGCAAGGTGTCGAGTTAAGGCGCGGCTGGAAGGTCAAAGCCAACCCACTTGGTGGCGTGACGACTGCTGAGTCTGTGTTTGGCTATAAGGCGCCAGCAACGGCCAACGACAGAGTGTTCATGGCTGCCAATGGCAACATCTATGACGTAACTACCGGCACGATGGTGCTTTCACAAAGCGCGACTGGCAGCACAAACAATGACTGGTCGGTGACTCAGTTCTCAACGCCAGCTGACAATTTTCTTTTGGCTGTATCGCCTGGCGCGGGTTATTGGACTTATTCCACAAGCACTGGCTGGGTTGACCGTACGGCGACAACCATTGGACTTCCCCTAGCTGTGCGCACCGTGGCCGTGTGGAAGCAGCGTGTTTGGTTCACGGTTGACGGCAGCCAAAACGTCTACTACCTTAATAGCGTAGACGTCATCACCGGCGCTTGCACCTCGTTTGCAATGGGCTCCACGCTGCGCAATGGCGGCAGCGTATCTGCGTTGATTAACTGGACCATGGATGCAGGCTTTTCAATTGATGACTTTTTAGTTGTTGTTGGCACTGAGGGGGACGTCGCGGTCTGGCAAGGCACTGACCCAACAAGTCCCACCACTTTTAGTCTGAAGGGCGTCTGGTACGTCGGGCCAGTTCCAAAGTGGGGTTCTTACTTCACGCCTTTCGGCGGTGATGTGATGATTGTGTCCGAGCTTGGCCTTGTTCCCATGTCTAAGCTTATGAGCGGGCAATACACCCAGGATCAGCAAATTGGCCCCGCGTCAAAAATCCAAGCTGTGTTTGCGCCTTTGGTGCGCAAACTGCGCAACGAGAAGTTCTTTAATGTTTTTGTTGTGCCAAGCTCTGACGTGCTTGTGGTCAAACTGCCAAACGACGGCGGCACTTACAGACAGTTTGCAATGAACGTGATCACCGGCGCCTGGTGCGAGTTTATCGGCATGCCTATGCGCTGCGCAGGCGTCATTGGCGGCACGCTTTACTTTGGAACGTCTGACGGTTTTGTCTGCCTTGGCCTTTATGGCGACAAGGACGGCGCAGACATTAACGGGGTCGGCGGTAACTACATTGAGGGAGATGTGCAGACATCTTTTCAGGCGTTTAACACACCAGCGCAACTCAAAAAGTTTGGCATGGTACGGCCATCATTCATTGCCTTGGCAGCGCCTTCAATCAAGCTGCAGATCAACACTCAGTTCCAATTAAATTCGGTTGGCGGCTCGCCTTTTTTCAATGCTGACAGTGGCGCAATTTGGGATGTAAGCCTTTGGAACTCATCGACATGGGTTGGCAACAATACTTATCAGGCATGGGCTGGAACAACTGGCCTTGGATATTACGGATCGCTGCGCATGAAGGTGCGCGGCCTGCCTTTAACTTTATTCACGGCCTGCAACGTGATGACTGAATTGGGCGGGGTAATGTAATGGCTACAAGCAAATACGAATTGCCAGACTCAATGCTGCAGCTTATTGCTAGTTCTGATTTTGCCAAAGCATTTAAAGGTTTTGATCAAAACGTGACGCCTAGTCAGTCTGCTGGCGCATTAAAGCCAGACACTTTGATTAAAGCGCTACGCGATGCCACTAAGGCAGGCCCAGGCAACCCTGGCGTCAATTTGTTGGCCAATCGTGCAAATGGCAAGGCATTAAAGACACGCGAATATAAAGATCAGATTTTTCATCCTGAGATTTTAAGAATGGGGCCGTTTATAAAGCCCGATGTTATTTTGCCTGGGGCAGAAACTCAAATTCCAATTGT